CTCGTTCCTGATAGTGTTGAGGAAATTCAGAAGAGAGATGCTGAGGCCAATCCTTGGGCTGTTGCCGTTGCTGCTGAACTCCATGTTACCGATAAATCTGCCACTATGACTATTGAACAATTGCTACGTAAGATTGAAGCTAATTTGTGTCATGGAGTTTTTGATGAGAACGGATTTCAACAGAAGTGTGATATTCTCGCACTTGGTGGGAATACGTTTATGATGCCATTACATGCTTTCAAAAATCGTAAAGATATGAAGGCATTAATCACCCGACGAAACCCATCTGAATTAAATTCGACTTTTAGGGCTATGGTTAGTGCTAATTATATGCTTCCTATTCCGGGAAAGGATTTGTGTTTGGTAAACATTGCTTCCTGAGGTGTATTTGCAGATATTCGGCATTTGTTTCCTGATAAGATTACTGCTTCTGGTTCCGGTCATTTTCTTTATAAGGATGGCGATGGTTCTGTAAGGTCAAATCCTATTCGTATTACATATACGAAGGATTCGAGGTCAGGGGGTCCTGGTTATGATTATGATTTACCATATAATACTTTCACAGGATTATGTATGGGTGTTGTAGTTGCTGATTTTGCGCGCAAGTGCATAGGAGGTGTTCATTTGCGCGGTATTCCTGATACGCCTAAAGGAAAAGCCTTAATAGTTACTCAAAAAGAAATTCAGGATGTTTGGGATCAAGCGCATAAAAAATGGAAAGGTGCATTTCCTTCGACCGTAAATGGTGATTTCCCTATCACACGTTATGAGCATCAAGTGCTAGTTACCCAGGATATTCACGTGAAGTCACCTGTGAATTTTTTACCTGTCGGTAGCACAATTGAGTATCTCGGTCAAGATGGCAAACGTGTTACACACACTAAAAGCAGGGTGCGTGAAACGCCTATTTCAGAGATCGTTGCTGAAGTTACTGGAGTTCAAAACGAATATGGTCCTCCACAATTTCATAGAACTAAAATGTGGCAAGCATCTTTGGCTCAGTCTGCTAACCCTAGTCCTGGGATTGAAGGCAGTCTTCTTGAGGCGGCTTACAAGGATTACGTTGGTGGCCTTATTGAAACTTTCAAAAAAGATAAGTTTAAATTGTGGCTTTTGTCGGAATTGAAGCCTTTATCAGATATGGAAATTTTGTGTGGTAAGGACGGAAAGCGGTTTATAGACGCTATGCCTAAGGGAACTTCGAAGGGCTATCCGCTTTCTGGTCCCAAGCGTGATATGATAGA